TGACGGAGTTTGACACCATGTATGGTCACGCAAAGAAAAACATCGACAAGCTGTCGAAGCTGATTTATGACGCAAGGTTTAAGGAGGAACAGCATGGATCTGATTGAAAGACAGGCGGCGATTGATGCGCTTAAAGGTTTGCCGACATGGTGGGCGGACGAAGGTGGGTATTATGGCGGAGCGCAACCGCCGATGGTGGCGTTGCTTGACCCGGAAGATGCTGTCAGCGCAATCGAGAATTTGCCATCCGTACACCCACAGCCAGAAGAAGATTGCAACACCTGCAAACACGGATTCTTCGGATCTCGTCAGTGGGAAAACTGCCGGGTGAGGTATCCGAGCCATTACGAGAGGGAGGAGGAACACCATGGATCTGATTGACAGACTGAGAGAATATGCAAGCACACGGAAGGGAAAACTTGCTGAGCTGATAACTGAAGCGGCGGACGCACTGGAAAGACAGACCTGTGAGGATGCCGTGAGCAGACAGGCGGCGATTGATGCGCTTGGTGAGCGTCCTACCGTTTGGACAACTGGTGGCGAAAGGAAAAGAATAGGAATCAGAAAATCTGTGCGTGTTATTGATAGCTCGCCGACTGCGAACAAAAAGGGATTGCGAATAAAAGTGGAGTCCGTTGATCTTGATGAAAACAATAATTTGCTTGCACTTTACATTGATTTTTCTGGATTCCATGTACGAGGTGGTGGCGTAGTGGAAGTTATGCAAAGAAATAAATTTGATTTGCCGGAGGAATGAGAATGGCTGATATTGAAATAATTTATCGTGAAGGATATTGCGAGTGCATGGGTGAAAATTACTGTATGCAATGCCATACGCAGTGTGCAGAAGATTTAGGGTGCCAAATGTTTAACGAGGGCAAGCACGAAAAGAATGTTATTCCTTTTGGTGATTGCATTTTTGCAAAGTTTAAGTACATATACAAAGGAATGTCTATCAAGAATTACGAGTTAGAAGAAGGTGATGATCCGTATAATCCACACTTAAACTGCATGATGCTGAAAACAAGAAATGACTGGTATCAATGTGAAAAAGTTGTGCTGAATGGAAAGATTATTTATGGCGGAGATTTTGAACCACAGGCAGAAAGGCGGGAAGAATGAGCAATGCCATTCATAAGAAAGCAAAACAAGGCTTTATTGCCACAGATGCAACCGAGAGCACGGAGGAAAAAACTACTTGCTGTATAAAGAGGGCTACGGTTGGGGTTGCCCTCGGTGCGGATATGTAAAGGAGGTAAAGGAATGGAAAAACGCGAGAATTTGAAACCATGCCCGTTTTGCCATACGGAGTGGAGTTACTTTGATAATGATGTTGAGCATTTTGATTTTTGCCCAAGATGCGGTGCAAAAATGGAGGCTGAGACATGAAAGCATACACTGATGAATACATCGTAAAGGATGACGGCATTTACCGCATAGAGCAGATATACACGCCCGGAACGGGATGGGAGCGGAGGGAAGTCTTATGGCTTCCCCGGTACGCTGCAGAAGCGGCACAGGCGGCATGGAGTGAGAAGGATGATTGTAAGTAGGAGGGTGTCTGATGGAAGTAATGAACTGGTTGGTTGAGATTGCGCTGTGTATCGGCTTGATAGTCTTAGTAAACATCAAGGCGGACGTTCGGGTTGTGATTATGGTGGCGGCATTCTACTTGGCGGCAGTGATAAGAGAGGGGAAACGATGAGCCTATCAAGACAGGAACGGAGACGGATGGCAAGAGAAGCATCCAAGCGCAGCGAATTTGAACAGCGGTATGGCAGGCAGATAGAAGAACGGCAGAATTTAGTGGATGACCGCACGGTTGAGGTTTTCACAACCTGTATGGGGCTTGCCGTTACTGATCTGTACGGCTATATGCCTAAAAGGGTTAAGCGTATCGTGACACGTTTCTGCGAACGGCTGATGCAGGTAGAGGAGAATGGCGTGAGCTATCGTGACCTTCAGAAGGAACTTAAGGACAAAACTGGCATCGAATTTGTTTGGAAGAAACAGTGATTTTGTGGCACACTTCGTATCTTTGCGGAGTGTGCTATTTGTGTTATAATGAGTAGAGCAGGAGGGAAGAATGGGACAAAACATCAAGGCAATACAGACCTACTACAACGGCTATCACTTCAGAAGTCGGACTGAAGCTAGGTGGGCGGTATTCTTTGACAATGCGAATATAAGATACCAATACGAACCGGAAGGGTACGAACTGTCTGATGGCACAAAGTATCTCCCGGACTTCTATCTTTCGGATTTTGGTATATTCGTTGAAATCAAACCGCTATTGAAAGGTGTAGAACCGGATGAAATACAGGCAACCTACAGAAAGCAGGAAGAACTATGCCGAAAGTTCCGTGATGAAGTCGGATCTATCCTTTTGATGCGAGGTGTTCCGTGGGATGATGTATGGGGGCAGTTATTTTGTTTCGATTTAACGGATTCTTCGGGAGGTACATTTGAAGGGTCTGCAAGGTTTGTGAACGCCTGCGAATACGAATGCGAAGGATGCGATCCAATACTACTAGTGAATGACTGTAGGCAGGATAGAACACTTTTTCTCGATCCTGCGTATCAGAAGATGAACAAGAAAGTGTGCAACGCTTCTATGGTGCTTGACTATCATAAAGACTATGCAATGAGCATGGTATTGAGTGATATGTACGAATTTTATGATCCGAACAGTACAGAAATGCTGTCTATGGCAAAGAGAAGCGCACAACAAGCAAGGTTTGAACACGGCGAAATGCCGAAGAAATTATATTCAATGGGTGCATAAATGAGCGAAAACAAAGGTCATGACAACTTAATACCCATGAACATGAGAAGCAAGGATGAAGCGAGGGAAAGCGGAAGAAAGGGCGGCATAGCATCGGGCGAGGCACGCAGGGCAAAGCGTGACATGCGAGAACGCATGAAGATGATGCTTGAGGAAAAGCCAAAGGGCAAAGATTACACCTATGCCGACAGGCTTACGGAGTCCATGCTGACCATAGCGGCGAACCCTAAAAACGGTGCGGCGGCAGTCAGGGCATATGAAACGATCCTGCACATCATCGGGCAGGATGAACCCGAAGCAAGGCAGGATGCGCTTGACCTTCTGCGGCAGATACTGGAAGTGAATGTGAACAATGCACGGATACAGACTGAGCAGGAAACAGAGTGAATACATCCTTAATGCGGACGCAAGGTACAATCTCAAGATCGGCGCAGTGCGTTCGGGCAAGTCCTTTGTTGATATAGTCCACATGATACCTAAGCGGCTCATAACTGTTGCTGACGATCCGGGGCTTAATCTGATTTTGGGGGTATCGAAGGAAACGATTGAGCGAAACGTGCTACAGCCGATGAGGGAGCAGTACACGGATGAACTTGTGGGAGAGATAAACAACCGCAATATCGCTTATGTGTGCGGCGTGCCTGTGTACTGCTTGGGGGCTGAGAAGATAACGCAGGTCGCAAAGATACAGGGTATGAGCGTTAAATACTGTTACGGTGACGAGATTGCTAAATGGAATCCTGAAGTATTCTATATGCTACAATCCCGACTGGATAAGCCCTACAGCCGCTTTGACGGATCATGCAACCCGGAATATCCTGGGCACTGGCTTAAGCAATTCATTGACCGTGAGGACATAGACCTGTATCTTCAGCACTACACCATTTTCGACAATCCGTTCCTTCCCAAGGAGTTTGTCGAGAACCTGTGCAAGGAGTACGCCGGGACGGTGTATTACGGCAGATACATACAGGGCGAGTGGACGCTTGCAGAAGGGCTGATTTACCCGATGTACCAAGAAGCGATTGCAGAGCCGCCCGAAGGCAACCCTGAAGAGCGATGCATATCCATTGACTATGGCACGATGAACGCATTTGCGGCTATCCTGTGGGAGCATCACGGAAAAACATGGTATGCGGTACGTGAGTATTATTATTCCGGGCGAGACACGGGAACACAGAAGACTGATGAGGAATATGCGCAGGATCTGGAGCGGTGGCTGAGTGATATCAAAGGGCGTTTAAAGGTGTACATTGACCCGTCAGCGGCTTCATTCATCGCACAACTGCGGCGCAGGGTAGATAATAACGGCGTGCATCGTTATGCGGTCATTCCTGCCGATAATGACGTTTTGGATGGCATAAGAGACACGGCAACGTGTATGAGGCGAGGCACGATTAAAATATCGCCTCAGCTGGTTAACTGGGTAAAAGAGGCGCAGGGCTATGTTTGGGATGGATCTGAGGGCGTTGAACGTCCTGTAAAGATTGCGGATCATCTGATGGATGCGACAAGGTATCTAATTCGTACCAAGCATCTAGCACAAACGAGGAGAGAGGTGAGCGGAAATGGTTACATATCAGGATTTGCTTGAAATAGGCGAAAACGAGCAGAACCGCATGGATTTTGTCCGGGGAGTGATAAACAGCTACAAAGGCTCTGAAGGGTACAAGATGGCGGTCATTGCTGACGAGTACGACAGGCACAGAAACCACACAATACGGCTGTATGAGAAGGTGCTGTATGATATGGCAGGAAGGGCAAGACCCGACATGTACAGCGCAAACTTCAAAATCGCTTCAAGGTTCTTCAATCGGTTCATTGTGCAGGAAGTGCAGTATCTTCTTGGGAATGGCGTGACGTGGGGAAGCGGAGCGGCAGAAGGAAAGTTTGGAAAAGACTTTGACACACGATTGCAGGACATAGCGCACAAGGCACTTGTCGGCGGCGTGGCTTTTGGGTTTTTTAACGTGGATCATGTAGACGTATTTTCGGCTATGGAGTTTGCGCCGCTGTTTGACGAGGAGAACGGAGCACTGTCCGCAGGCATCCGCTTCTGGCAGCTGGCTGATGGTAAGCCGCTGAGAGCAACGCTGTATGAGGTGGATGGATATACGGATTATGTGTGGAAGGATGGCAAAGGGGAAATTCTACACGACAAACGTCCGTATATCGTAAGCAGGATTTACACGGATGCAATGGACGTTGATATATATGAGGGCAGGAATTACCCCGGCTTTCCGATTATTCCCCTGTATGGAAACCCGGCGCATCAGTCCGAGCTGATTGGCTTATGGGAACAGATAGATGCTTATGACCTTATCAAATCGGGCTTTGCGGATGATTTGGACGATATCGCTTCCGTGTACTGGACGTTGCGTAAAGCAGGCGGTATGGATGACGTAGACTTGGCTGAGTTCGTTCGCCGCCTTAGAAATCTCCATGCGGTGACCGATACCAACGAAGAAATGATTGCAGAGCCTCATGTTGTCGATTTGCCGTATGCCGGCCGGGAAGCACTGCTTGACCGCTTACGCAGTGACCTTTATGACGATGCTATGGCTCTGGATGTAAAGGAGATCGCAAGCGGCGCAACGACAGCAACACAGATCCGGGCGGCGTATGAACCGCTTGACCTTAAGACCACACAGCTTGAATACTGCCTGCTTGACTTTATCTCCGGGCTGTTAGCAGTGGCAGGCGTTGAAGACGAAGCAACCTTTACCAGGTCACGAATCGTCAACACAAACGAAGAAGTGCTGACGCTGACAGCGGCTAGTATGTATCTGCCAGATGATTACATCACCGAAAAGATTTTGACCGTACTTGGAGACGGTGACAGGGCTGACGAAATCATAAAGCAGATGGCGGCTGACAATCTCAAGATGCCAAATGAAACCGAGGAAGAACCCGAAGAGAACCGCCAGAAGAGAAAGAGGAGCGG